TAATTTAATTATAATTTGTTTTATATTCTCATACATTTAACTTCCCCATTCAAATACTATCTTCTCTCCTGATGTAGTCTGTATAGCCATTCTCTGTCTGTCTTTGTCTGATCCATATAATGGAGAGGCTTTCCCCGCCATGTGATGGATATGCTTAGTATATATCTCTAGTAACTTCACTTCTTGTAAGGACACCTTCTCACCTCTAGCTAACCGGTCAAAGTAGTCATCAAACTTATCGTCTAACTTCTGGACTCCATGTTCAGCACCATACTCTCTAGCATTCAGATACTGTTGTTTAATCTCATCTCTCTCTAGGTAAGTGGAGAAAGTAGAGTAAGCTAGTTTCCGGGCTTGAAGTGCCTTCAATACCGATTGGCCATCTCGGATATCATCTAACACTTCTTTGATTAGTGTAGTGGAATACTTAGTTGGTCTTCCTTTAGTGGAGAGTTCTTTGTTCTCCTGTGTCGATGATTTCTTCTGTTTCGTAACCATTTTCGATTGCAATAATATCTATAAATTCTTTAGCTTGTTTCTTTGATAAGAAAGGATTTACCCTAATGACAACACTAAATGTGCCGTCTTTCTCTTCAAAGATTATGAAACGACTTGTATTCTGAGATCTGTCTGATTTCATAACATATCATTCTATTTAATTCTTCGGGTCTATTCTGAAATTCCTGACGAAGTTTTTTTTTTCTTTAGCAAACTTCTTTAGTGTATTAATTACTCTTTTTGGCTCCATGCCCATCAGATAACAGACAAATTGAAAATCTTGGTCATTCTCATCAAACCATGCCCGGGCTTGAGATTTAACAAATTGATTGTATTGCGGATCACCAGATAAACCAAGAGCATCCCGCATTGCTTGGCTGATGATTTCTACATAAAGTTGAGTTTCAGGTATATACATTCTTATTTCTATTCTATACCCATTCGATAGTCACAATTCTTGACTATGTAATGATAATACCACATAGACTATCCATATTTTATGAACATCAAGTGAACAGTGGTCTATTTTCAATATTAATATCCCCAATAATCGGCTAATACTTGAAGACCTTCTCTTAGTTTGTTGAGGTCTTTTCTAGCTGGTAAATTATCTATTAATACCTTAACCATTATTGGAGCATAATTTTTTAGTACTCGGTTAGCTTTTAAGATAGCAGTTTGGCAATCACCGACATTGTTCCTAGTTTCTTCAATATCAGCTTGAATATGATCTTTAAGCAGTAGAGCTGTAGTTCTCTGGACATATCCAGCTCTGTGAAATAGATCTTGATATCTATAGCCTACGACATACAAGGTCTCGTTTCTGTCTCTATCTTTAGGATAGAGGATACCTTGCTTAAAATACCAATGGAGTAAATCTTTGTATTTGAGTTCTAGTCTTTTAGGATCTTTGGCCTGTTCGACATATTCAACCTCTTGATAGTCCGGGAGCCGGTATAACTTACCATTCTCACCTTTGACTATATCTTGGCCACCAAAGTCTGAGATCTTAGCTTTACTCAAATTCCGCACATTCCTTCACATTCATCAAGTAAAGAATATTGACCGGTTTGATCGTCTTTTTCCCTAAGATCTACTTCATCAATTGGTTTACAATCTCTATGTAAATAAATCTTATCCATCTTATAATTGTCTTTGTTGTTTTTTTTAAACTTTTCTTGATCTCTAATTAATTTATCAATTCTCACAACCTCATCCCATTCTTCTTTGTTTTCTTTTATCATCCTCCATTCTTCGTTAGTATGATAAGGACAAAAAGTACACGCACTTCTTGGTGGTTTAGGATAATTATGTTTTTCCATCCATTCAATACAATGATGTCTGCGAATTGCTTTTTCTACTAGTGGATATTGATTTTCTATATATTTTAATTGATTGGTTTTCATTCTTTGCATTTCATCATAAGAAATACCCATAACCAATTCAACTTTGGTATCTTTAGATACTCTTTCACCTTTTTCATAACCTAGTAAATTTCTAATTTTTTGAATAATAGGTTTAACTTTATAATCAGCAGTGCATTGTCTGCGAAGCAATCCCTTTTTTTCTGTTTCTATGTTTTTTGTGTAAAATGGTGCTGTGAAAGCATTATATTTACCTTGTGATGCATCTATTATATCTTGCTTTAAATTTCTCCATTGAATGATGTGAACGGGATAAGATAAATTTGATTTAAGATAATCTAACCAATCATAAACATTTTTAGGTTCAGCACCTACGTCAGAAAATATAGCACAATCAACCATAGGTACTTCGCCTTTTTGTATCATTAGAGCTAATGCTGAGCTTTGAACTCCAGCACCTAAAGATAACACTCTTAATTTTTTCATTAAATTATTTGTAGATTTCTAGTTCACTAATCGGTATCCAGTAAACTTTGTTACCTTTAATGTTTTGAGATGGGTAATTGAGAGCTGTACCTTCTCTGACAATGTAAGTATCAGGATAAACTCTTTGGCCATCCTTATTACGATAAATAATATCTACTAACAGATCGTTATTTAATCGATGTTCGGCAATACCAATACTTCTAGTTTTCCATATTGGTTCTTTAATTTCATATCGGTTCATTTGTATTCTTCTGTTAGCCTTTTTAAGTGATCTAATCTTTTTCTCTCATACCAGAGAGTATCCCGGAAGAATTCCGATTTATTCGAAGTGGTATTGTAAATGCTGTAAACAATATCTTGGACTGTCGATGAGTCTAAATTGTACTGCTTACCTAACTGAACAAATGATTTTTGGTTCTGGACACATTCAATGAAGATCTCAATATTTCTATCCGTCTTAGCTAATATTTTTTTAATTAACTTCTCTGGATAAGTTTTAATTATTCTATCCACACGAGCTTCAGGTAGAGTCCAATAGAACCGACTCTTGCCTAATGGGTTAGGAATTGATTTTGCCAATGCATTCTCCTATTAAAAATGGTATGTAAGGAACTACAGAGTTTCCTAAACATTTTAATCTGTCCATCCGATTGGATACCCCATGAGCCACTCGACCCACATCGGGTTCAAATGTCCAGTCTCTTTGTAAGTCTTGCCTTCCATATGTTGGACTGCATCTCCTAGTGAATTGGTCATCGGATTTCTTTTCGTCTTGGCCATTGTCTCTGGTAACCGAGGAGGAAAATAATCCCTCGCTGTTGGAGTTGGCCACAATCCAAATCCTTTCTCTTTGATGTTTTGCACCGATGCTAGAAGCTGAAATACTAAATGTCCTTGCGGAGTAATTTTCACTTTCCAAGTCCGAGAGTACGGAGTCGAGACCGAGTTTAATGTGTCCACCAACATTTTCTCCAATAACCCAAGTTGGCCTAAGTTCTTTGATAAGTCTAAAATACTCTGGCCAGAGGTGTCTCGGATCTTTGTCAGCTTTTTGTTGTCCAGCAACTGAGAATGGCTGACATGGGTAACCCCCGGTAATGACATCGATTTTTGGTAATTCTTTTCCATTTAATTTTTTAATGTCTTCAAAGATAGGGATGTTAGGCCAATGTTTTTTAAGAATTTTTTGGCAATACTGATCGATTTCACAAAAGGCAACTGTTTCAAAATAGTTTGTAGCTTCCAATCCAAGGCTAAAACCACCAATTCCTGAAAATAGGTCTAAGACTTTTAATTTCATATTTTACCAAACTTATCCTCACATCTTCTTATGCGTTCAGAGGTATATGCCATTGGCCACTTACCTATTTTTTTCGCAAACTCCCAGTCTTTCTTGTCTAGGTCATCTTGCTGTTCTTCAGTAATGTCATCGTTTACTGCTTTGCTGACTACATCGAGATAAGACTCAGCATTGAGCCAAGTTGCCGGGTGCTTAGTAAACTGCTTATCATTAATGGAGTCATAGTGGTTGTTATACAGCTCGGCTAACTGGTCAGGCTTGGTACTCCAGTCATCAGGGAGTTTATTGTAGGCCTTGAGACATTGGCCTTTACTGATCTTGCGTTTAATCTGAGACCAGAATTGATTAAAGTCTTCGGATTTATTTTTTTTAATATTTATAATCTTAGATGAAGAAGTAGAAGAAGAAGAAGAAGAAGAGAGAGGATAGCTAGAGGTAACCTCAAGGTCACCTAAAGGTGACTTCTCGGTAAGTTTAATCTTCTGCCTTAATGAATTTTCTTTATGCTTTTCAACTTGCTCAAGTAACCCCTTATGATGAAATGAACCATCAACCTCTACATAAAACCTATCT